TGCCAACTTTTTTTGAAGGTGCCTTAAGATCGCTTCCTGGGTTCTCACGTTCATACGACTTTCTACCTTTTTCATTCAAACCTCCTTCACTGTTTTTACCAGACTTTTTTGTCCAAGCAGCTCCCTCAGCAACTTCATTTTCTTCACCTACATGAATCATAGTTTCACCAGGTTGATATGGTGATACATCAAATCTCTGAACTTTACATCCAGGATAGATGCCATCTAATGCTGTTTGAACTGTTTCTCTAGAAGGTCTCTTCACATCAGGGAAGAAGATCTTCATCATCATGTATTTACCTTTGAATACAAATCCTACCAGGTAAACATTACCATTTTGTGAAGGAACTCTTACTGCTTCCTTTACAATTTCTGGACACTCTTTCTTACCATGAACAGGGCAATCTTCACCCTTATGAGTATGAACGCATCCTTTCTTTTCTTGGATTACTTCATCAGTAGTCTCTACAGATTCAGACTTACCTGCTTTCTTCCAACCACCACCTGCTGCTTTATACTTCTTGGCAGCCCAACCATTAGCATAAGCAGAAGGATATACATCAAACTTTGCTTTTGCTTGTGACTTAAATTTAGACCACAGTGAAGGATTAGTGGGAACATTCTTCTCTACAAGAAGCCACTCATTCTCACACTCAATCTTCTCAAGGATTTGTCTCACCATTGGTGATGAACTTTCTTTGATCTTGTTAGAAGTCATGATAGGTTTACCTCCTTTGCCTGGTCTGTCTGCTACTGGATCTTGTCTTCTCTTGCGTCTTACAGCAGCAGCTCTTTCTGCTTTAGACATTTTTGCTGCCTTCTCATTTGAAAGGCACTTGGGTTTTCCTTCACCCTCACCTCTGGCACATTTGCCAATTCTCTCACCCTTGGTGTTATAACGATCCCAACCACCACCACCTTTTCCACCTTTTGGTCCTGAACCAAACCAGTCTCTTAAATCTTCATTCATTCCGTTGGATCCGCTAGAACTACCATTGCTCCCGTTAGAGCCAGAGCTATTACTAGAGGAATTACCATTCCCATTAGCTCCTTTAGACTTTCCATTTTTCTTTGTATCTTCATCATCAACAGAGTGACCATTCTCTTTGCGAAGATATCCAGCAGGTCCTACCATCTTAAATCCCTTTGGGATTGGTTTACACTTTTTATCAGTGTAACAATAGTATTTGCCATCTGGACACTTCTTTTTCATTGTATATAAAAAGGTCTCTTTATATTTATGCTCTTATTAGGTTTCTAACTACTTTGAATGTTGTTGAAGCACTACTTGATGGAGTTGCTAGAATTCTAACATTGCCTGAATTTATATCTGATGTGAATGTTGCTAGTGTGTTATCAGTAGCAATAGTTCCAAATTCACTGATAAAGACATTAGTTCCATCATGAACTATATTTAAAGAAGTTACATGGTATTCAGTGCCTCTTGTGATCTGTATCTGATAGTTTGCTGATCTATATTCAGTAGCACTGAAGGTATCTACTGCTGCCTGTGATGTTGAAGTATGTGTAGAGGTAGCAGTATTCATATGAAGAATAACTGGACCACCAATGTCTATGCCACTTCTTGCTGTGATAAGACCTACTGAATCAACATTCTTTACATCATCATATGTGAGAGTGCCACCAATAGTGACATTACCTGTAAAGACACCATCAACAAATGTACAGGCAGTACCTGTTATATTGCCAGATACATCTCCTGTCACATCACCAGTGACATTACCTTTGAATTCACCAGTTGCAATACCAACAACAATATTTGGTGTTCCACTCAACCCACCAGATGTACCAGTAATATTATCACTAGCAGTAATGAATCCAGCACCATTTGTCAGTTGGTTGGTGTTGGTAAATGATGTAGTAATGAATCCAGCATCATTTGTTAACTGACTAGTGTTGGTAAATGATGTAGTAATATAACCTGCACCATTAGTCAGTTGATTATTGTTAGTAAAGGTAACAAACCCTACATTATTGGTGAACTGACTAAGATTAGTTGGAGTATCAGAGAGTTGATTATAACTTGTAAATGATGTAGTGATGTATCCTGCACCATTAGTCAGTTCATTGTTATTGGTGGGTATTGTTGGTGTATTGGAAAAGTTATTATAGTCTAAGTAATAACTTGGATTTTGATTATCTAACTTATTTGAATTAGTTGCTATACCAGCAGTATCAGCATATGTGGCAATTCCAGCAACCTGAGCAAAAGATGCAATACCTGCTACCTTGGCATAATTTCCACTACCACCACCACCAGTAACATCATCAAAGACAAACTTCTTAATAGAGTTGTCATATTTTAAGAATTTTCCATCATAAACAGAAGCATTGGTGGCAATCCCAACAATATCATCAAGATATTTGAGGTTTACCTCACCTCCACCACCTTGTTCATGAACTAACTGCTTAATGTACTGAATTTCACTGCGCAGTTTAGATAATTCAGACTCAGATACGTCCTTCCTTGCCTCTTTTATCTCCTCTGGAATAACTTTATCCAGATTTTCTAGTGTTTTCTCTATAGTTGGGTCTTTTTCTTCTATATCCTCTACTTCTTCTTCAATTTTCTCTTCATAAATTGTCTCATCTGGTCCAAGATCTGGTCTTTTTTCCTCAACTTCTACTTTTTCAAGTTCTTCTAGGACATCTGTGAATAAAAACTTCTCAAAAACCTTTGCTTTTTTTAAAATTTCTTCTTTTTCTTGGGATTTTTTGTTCTCTTCTACCTTAATCTTCTTTTTTTCTTCACTTAAAGTCGCAAAAAGATCACCAAGGGACACTTCACCAATAATTTCCTTGGTTTTTTTCTCTTTTTCTTTCTTTTCTTCACCAATTAAATTGAAGAAATCCCCTAAATCGTTCATTTTTAAGTAGAAATCTCCTTTTCTTATTTATCTTGTATCCCTTTCTTCAATAATTTCTGCAATTCAGCAGTTGAACCAACAAAAAGGGCATTGTTCACAGTTGTTGGACCTTTTGCCTCTTTTTCTTCATTAACATCTTTTAGTTTCTTCTGAAGATCCATCAATTTATCAGTGGCATCTGCCACATTTTTGATCAATTGACCAGCAACTTCATATGCTCTGGGCATCTCACTCTCTTGAGCAAGTTCAAGAATGCCATTGATTGCTTCTTGACCCTTCTCAATGATTGAATACAGGTTACCCCTAGTGTATTCATAGTCCTTTTCAATGTCATCTTTTGTGAGTCTATCTGGTTTTTGGATAGAAACCTTTTCCACATCTTGAACTTCAATCTCTGATGGTTCTACATCAAAGGTTTCATTTAACTTGTCAAACTTGCTAGACATAAGTCAATCCTCAAACAAACCCACCATCAAATCCAAAGTCGTCCCCAATATCAATAAAGGAGGCATCAGCAGATGTGATAGTTTCTATAGCTGCACCAGATGGATGTTCTTGTGCTTTAGTTCCTTCTTGTGCTCTCTTGACTACAAGTTTGTTACCAGATTTCTCTGAAACATACATTGATTCATCACCAATCTGAATATATGTTTTTTCAGTAATACTAGAAGCATCTACAACATCAATGATGGTTTCAGCAAGATCAAGATCTTCTGCAATTTGAGATACACTAGAACCATCATAGTTCTTAGTTGCCTTTGGTGTTACCCTATAAGTAACATCTCTCTCATATCTCTGACCATCACCTTTCATCTTAGAACCAGCAACATAACCAATGCTGACCTTTCTGACGACATCACTGCTAACATCTGCCACAGGACCATACAGGTAGGTCTTAGCAGTGAATGTGAGTGTATATACTAATGCTCTTCTTGTATCAAAATTACCTTCATAATCATCTTCCATTGAAATGTTTACCAATTCAACTGGAACATTCTGGGTCTCTTTCAGTGAACCCAAAAACTTAATAGGTATTGTGTAAGATGGTTGAAAATATGGAAGAATCTGCTCTACAATTTGAAGTGAGTCATCATTTAATTTTGTCATAATTGACAACTCAAAAGTCATATTCCAAGGAACAGGAAGATAAACCCTTTTAGTCTTCTGTCCACTATCATCTGTGGCATAGAATGCCTTAGTTTGTGTTGCCTTTCTAGAGGAATCATACTGCAGATCAGTAAATTCAAATGACATCCTAGGAAGGGTCATCTGAACTGCTTTATTTAAATCTGCTTGCTGTTCTAACCTAGCAAGGAATTTTTGGGTTGGTCCATAAGCAAGAGGAACTTTGACAACACTGAATGTGTCATCATTAGCGTCCTTCTTTTGAATTTCAATTCCGTTAAAAAGAGAACCAAAACCAATAATTACAGATCTGAAGACTTCATTATAGAAATATTCAAACATTTTCTTAACACAATATATGTACTATTTAGAGTCATCCAAAACCTGTTCCTGATGTACCATTTCTGTGATGAGGATTTCTCTTATTATGAGGTACATCAAATACAAGTGAAACTCTATCAACATCTCCTATATTGTGAGCACTATGTGGTAATTTATTATTGAACCAGAAGAAAGTTCCTGGTTCTACAATCATCTCTTCATCACCAACTGTATAATGATATCTAGATTGAAGTGACAAATGATATCTATCCTTTGTGTGATAGTATGTTCCCTCATCAATATGTCTCATCACTTTACCATCAGGTTGCAACTTGAAGAATGCTGCTCTGCCAGTTTTGTATATCTTATTCTTCTTCCAAAACTTATGCACTTGGTCAAAATGACTGAACAATTGAGTTTTCTCTTGACCCTCTGCATCTTTAGGACTTTCATTATCCTTAACTTTTGCCCACACTAGTGGCAAAAAACCATAAGGGTCCTTATCACCACCAATACTGTCTTTACTGAGTCTGGATACCCAACCCCAATCATCCCAGTTGTCATAAACTTGTTTTAAGATTGAGTCAATATCAAGGTCACGTTTAATAATAACAATATTCTTCATATATTATGGCATTCCAAATGGGTTTGATTTGCTGAAGTCAATAATTTGATCAGCTTCCAATTCTATTGTATCATTGTCTGCAAATGGGTCAACTGTATCATCTGTATTGGTGCTTCTGATGATAGAGACAGCACCAGATTCAGATCCAGTGATAGTTTCTTGAGCAAGGAATGTACCATCTACAATAGATACCTTGAGGACACCAGTATCAGCATTATATTCCTTAACTCTGGCAGTTGTTCCTGATGTAGAACCAGTTACAATCTCATTGAATATAAATGAACCACTGACCAAAGTTCCTGCTACACCAACTGGACTGGATATGAAAATGTCAGGTACAACAACATATCTTGCACCAGGATTCAGCATATTGATTGCAGTCACATTTCCTCTGACATCAACAGTTGCAACACCAACTGCTCTGACTACACCAGGAACTTCATCTATGTAGTTCTTCTCTGCTGTATCATTACTGATGGTGACAGTAGGTGGTGAGAGGTATCCTCCACCAGGATTAGTTATTGTGATATTAGTAACAATACCACAGTTTTGGATACCAACTTCAATTGATGTGGTAGCAACTCCAACATTAGTTGTGGAGTTATTCAGGATGATTGTGGATGCTTCAAATTCAGTAATGAAAGTGCCTGATGGGAAGATGCTTACAATATCATATGGACTATCATACCCAGATTCAAGTCTTACTCTATCACCAATTACCATATTTTCTGTGTTGATACCAGTGATTCTTGTAGTATTAACACCAATAGTTCCAACCCTCTTAATAGAATCATATCTAATGGTTGCAATGCCAGTTGCTGTGAATTGAGTTCCTAAACCAGCAGGTGCAGCAATAGTGACAGATGGTGCTGTAACATATCCATAACCACTACTACCAATAGAAATGCTGGTGACTGTGCCAGCAAGAGAAACAGTTACAGAAGCAGTTGCTTGTGATGCTGATGGAGTTCCAGAGAAAGAAATAGTTGGGGTGACAGTATATCCTGCACCAATAGTTGCACCAGTGCCAACACACCACAGATCTGTTGTGGAATTAAATCCAACAGCAGTTACAAATCCAGTGATAGGTGCAATTGTTGCTATACCAACAGCAGTTTGAGTTACATCACTTCCTGTTCCTAAACCAATAAAGACATTTGGAGCAGTTGTGTATGCTCTTCCTGTTGTTGAGAATGCAACAGATGATGGATTGATGCTAGATCCAGCAAGACCAATAGTAGCAGAAGCAAAACTAAAACCTGGGTGTGGGATGAAAACTGATGGTACTGAAGTATAGAATCTACCTTCTGTTGTAAGACCAAGTGTTTTGACAGTACCACCTGTTAAGTGATAAGTATCTAGAGTTGATGTTGCTAATGCATTATTGCCTGTTCCAGTTGGAGGATCAAATGTTACAGTAGGTGCTGACTTGTAATAAACACCACCAGTAGTACCATATGGGAACAGATATGCAGAAGAACCAATACTAATAGGAGCACCAATTACACTAACACCTGCTCCAACTTGTGATGGAGTTGCCAAAACAGCAGTTGCTGCAGCACCAACATGTTTTGGTGTAGAGATACCAACAATAGGTGCTGTGACATACCCACCACCACTATTTCCAATGGATACTGATTGGATAGAGAAATTAGTCAACCCATCATTTGGTGAGGTTGTAATACCAACAGTTGCTTTTGCTCCAGATCCTCCACCACCACTGATAGAGATGATAGGTGCAACTGTATATCCACAACCAGCATTACTGAACAGAATGGCAAAGATAGAACCACCTTTTTGTCCATCACAAGCAATTGCTGTTGTTACAGATGCTATACCAACTGCAGTTGTTCCTCCTGTTGGTGCTGAAGAAATAGCAACTACAGGTGCTGAAGTATAACCACCACCAATATCTGTGATAGTTGCTTGAGTCAAAGAACCACTGATACAAGTATTTGCTGTGCCAACTGCAGTTGTTGCAGAACCTACAGCAATCAATGTCAGTGACTGGATGTATCCAATATCTTCAATCTCATCATCAATTTCATCAACACCAGTATCCAGAACTTCATCTTCATATCTGAAGAGTTGACATTTCAGTGTATAAACATAGTTTTTTTGTAACTGATAGAAAGGTTGCTCATGCTCAACATAATTAATCTCAAATAATCTATCACCAAGTGGGAAATAGATTAGATCACCCTCTTTTGGTCTATCAGCAAGTTCAATATTAGGTAGATTCTTAATCAGTGGAGTTATAAAGTTCTCATATCTATCTTTTGAGACAATCAGAGTCAGATCATCCTGATTTTCAATACCAAACTTTGATAAGAGAGTTCCCTGACCACCATATCCATCATAACTATCCACATACGCTTCAATAGGATAGGCATTGTCAAATTCTGACTGAATTACCTCTCTGATTACTGTATTCTTTTTTAAATATTTTCTTGGGATGTAGAATATTTCTACCCCATACATCTTCAACTGTTCGTTGACCAGACTCTGAATGAGATTCTGTTCTTGTTTTGAGCTATTTAAGAAATATGGATTAAGCATGGCATCACCCTATCATATCAAGAGGTGGGACTTCATAAGTAGAAAGCATTTGTGTCTTGATCTCATCAAGTTCTCTCTGACCATCATCAAAGATTGCTCTGCCATTGAATTCAACACCACCAGGCAACTTGACACCCTGGAATTTGATTAAATTCTGACCCCACTGTCTTTTAATAAGTGCTGTAAGATATCTCTTTACAAATGGATCATTATATACTCTACTGTAATTTTCAGGATCCATTGCTCTATAGCAATCAAGAATCAAGAATTCACCTGCCTTGATTGTATCCCAATCAATATCAAGATACATTCTATCTTGTCTCAGATTGAATCTAATCTGCTTGTGTGTATTGAGCAGGAAGTTCATTGTCTCCAGATAACTCATTGCTGAATTATATGAAAGCAAGTCAGTGCTTCCCCAGTTGTATACATCATTCAAGAACAACTGATACTTGAAACTGAACATGTTAGCAGAACTAACACTCTGAGCACTATCAAATTGGAATATCTTTTTGATACCAATTATCTGTGGTGGGACCTGAATATAATTGCTGTTTTCATAATAATTGAATGAAGTATTAGAACCACCAGGGAGATTGGCAGTTGCTGTAGTTGTTGTTATACCAACAGAAGAACCTGCATTAGGTGCTCCTGGTGGTCTTGCTGAACCTCTATCAATGTCTGCTTGAGTTACTTCATACTTAAGATATGCTTGCTCTACACCATCATAGTGTCTCTCTTGAAAATATTGAAGAGCATCATCAACTAAATCTTGTATTTGTTCATCCGCAACATTGACTTCCAAGACAGGGGCACCCAACTGTCTTAGGCAATAATCAATTAATTCTTGTCTTGAAGAAGGTTGTGCCATCTATACACTTTATCCTTTTTACTATTTAGAAGTGATTACAGACCACCTTCCACTAATACATTTCCTGATGCTAACTTGTAATGGGTTGATCCTGTACTTACAGCATTGATATCAAAGTGATATCTTCCTGGTTGTAAGTTACCAGTTTGAGTGTTAGTCAAACTAATCTTAAATTGACCTGCTGATGCACCAGTGACAGAAACACCAAAGTTTACTATTCCACCAGTAGATGCTCCAATAGCAACACTCTTCTTCAACTTAGATGTAATAGAATAACCAGTCAAATTAAAAGCAGATCTATTTTCCTGATTAACTTGAAAAGTTGATCTAAAAGTAGACTTTTGATAGATAGTCAGATTTACACCATAGGGCACCCCTGACTCTGGATTAAAAGTAATAGTGTTATTGGCCATTTGATAACTTTAACAGCAGGGATTTAATGTCATTGATATCATCCTTAATTTGGTCCATTCTATCTTCAAGTGCATCAACTCTCTCCTTTTCAGAAGAGAGTCTTTTTCTACTTTCAATATAAGTTTGATATTGTGTTTTATTATGATTGATCACTGCTCTAGAGACTGGATCTCTAGAGAGGTCTTCTTTTCCTTCAATTTTGTGTCTTTTCATTATGCAAGTGCAATCACTCTAAGGTTTCTAAATTGTGGGACAATTGCTTGGTTGGTTGATGTGCCAAGCAACTTGATTCTGAAACTTGAGAATGGTTCCAGATTATCAATGGTAAATGTATGCTCCTTGAACAGATTCAGAGAAGGTTCTGGAGTATATGTATCAATCTTTCTGACAAACTTGTCAGACTTACCATCACTCAGATCAGGGTTGATGACCTGACCAAATGTATCAAGATTCTCATGACCTGGGAATGGTGTGAAGATTGAATCAATAGCAGGTTTGTCCTGATTCAGGGAATAGAACAATCTGATGTCATTGTAGTTAGAAACATAAGCATCAATGTAAACTGTCAGTGATGTTGCAGGATTTTCAAGAACAATGTTCTTGGTGACATACATCAGGGAATTAGGATCAAGCAGAATTGTATTAATTCTTGGGTCATTGGCATAATCATTGATAGGTGCATTGACTCTGTTTGATGTGAACAGAACAGATGAATGCTCCAGGTCAATAGAAGGTGTAAGTCTATTATCAAATGTGGATAGTTCAACACCTAAACCAAATGACTTTCTACCAGGAAGTGAAGTGAGGAATACATCCTCATTAGCCTTAGAAACAACCATTCTCTGAGTTGGGAAGTAATTCCTTTCAACCAGTGAAATGTCCTGTGTTCCTTGGTCAACATAAGATACTTCTGGACCAGATACACTAGTTTCAGAAACAGTTCTTACATTACCACTCAGGTTAGTTCCTGCAGGAAGAGCACTGGTGATGGTAGGTGTAATCATAGAGAAAGGAAGGTTGTATGTTCCCTTAGCATCCACACCACCACCAATTTGTCTAGTATTGAAGTAATTAGCACCAAAATCATTGGAGCTTTCACTTCTATCAACACCATCCTTACTCATGTCAATCTTAACATGATAAGAGTCAATTTCAATTGGATTAGGAACAGTAACATCAGCAAAGTTATGTTGCTTATTGATTCTTCTCAGTGATACACCACCATATTCATACTTGTAAACCAGATCATTTACACTATGAGGTTCTCTGGTGCTGTCAAGACCTCTGCTAGTAATGCCAATAAGGTTGTTACCACTAACACCAGTGTATTCAATTATTTCATCACCAATTCTGACATATCCAGGGTTGGTATTAGAAACACCAACATTTTCAAATTCAGTGAAGTTAGTAGCATCAATAATTGAGATGGAACCAGTTTCAGATGAAGTGTAAGCAGCAGTCAATGCAGTTGGAGCAATATTTGTTTCAATATTTCTGAGATTGCATCTATTGATCTGTGAATACATTCCATGATTTCTCTGGAAAATTTTCATGTGCAGACCATCTTCTCTACTATCAACTCTGATTGGGGAGAGAGCAAATACACTGCCACCAATACCAGCATTGATACTAGTATTGACACCAGCAACACTACTGAATTCCAAATAAGCGTTACCAGCACTTGTTCCAAATGTTCCCTGAACATCCTCAAGGATCAACTCATTTTGAGCACCAAGATTTTGGATGGAGAACTGAGCACCTCTACCAACTTCATCAAAACCAAATGCCAGAGGTGCAACAACATCACCAACTTGGAATCCTGTGCCACCATTTACAATTGTAGCAGATGTTACAGAACCATTGTTAACTACAATGTTTGCTGTAGCATTAATACCATTACCTGTGACTGCAGTAAGACCAACACCAGTAAATGTTAAGTTACCAGATGCAGGAGTATATCCAATACCAATTTTGGTAACTGACAGAGAACCAGTTGCAGAACCAGCAATACCAACTAATCTACCTCTACCATCAGAGTTTGCTTGGATAATTCTATTACCAACTGCAACAATTGGTTTACCACCATTGGAGGCACTGATAGCAGTTGACAAACCAATACTAATTTTTCTTGGAATAGATAACAAACCATTTCTGGTGATAGTCTCCAGATCAGTTGAAAGTTGAGGATTGAAGAACTGAAGTGAACCCCTAGCTCCAAAATCAGCACGATATAGTGTAAACTTCAAATCTTCATATTGACTTGCTGTCCAAGCACTAGCATTCTGTGACTTGAACAATGAACCCATGAGAGGTTGTGTTGTTACCAAAATCTGCCCTGCCTCTTGTCCAGCAGTTGAGATTTCTGGTTCACCCAATCTAGAAATCCACACATTGTAATCTGTGGAGTTTGAAAGGAGAACAATAGCATACTCAGTGTTACCCTTCAGATAAACTGGTCCACTATATTCAAAGGTTGTAGCAACCTTACCATCTTGTGATATGTCAATATCCTTGGGATCCTTAACTACATGAGAGAAAGGAAGAATGATATCATTAGGAGTACCCATTGTAGTCTCTCTAATCTCCATAGCAATAGGAAGATTATCTGACTTACTCTGGAAGAAAATATCACACTTGGTTACAAATATACCAGTAGGATCATCAACTTTAAAGGTCTGTGCAAGAGGATCACCATGGTGTACTGGTCTTGGTCTTGGTAAGGATACTACGTTAACATCAGTCTCTACAAGAACTTCACCAGTCTCATCAGTTAATGTTCTAACTTCATTATCAAGTTGATCTGTTACAACACTGGCATTTCTTAAGGAGAGTGTTGTTTCTTGAGTGTTATCAACATCACCTTGTGAATAGAAGATTTCTTCAGCAGATGTTGTTGCTGTTCCTTTGATTCTACTATTGATTGGACTGCTGGTCAGTTTGAAAGTATTTCTGCCAGTTTCAAATGTGGGATTAGAAAGATTGTTACCATTTGGAACTCTAAATGAACCAATAATTGTACCAACCCTATCAGTGACATGCTTGAGATCACTAACAACAGCAACAGCACCACTTGATTGACCAATCAAAATCATTCCAGTTTGAATATATCCAGCAAATTCAGGGAATTCTTCAGATTGAAGAGTGAATTCATCAACATTAAGAAGAGAGGATGCCTCACTATATGATTCTGGAACAGAAGCACCTTTGGCATATGGATCACTGTCATAAAAATCACTTGGATCATTATATGGACCATACTTATGGTTAGGTGTAGCAAGTCTAAACTCAATAGCAGGAGAATTTAAAATTGGTTGAATTCTAACTTCATTACTTCTAGTTACCATCCTACCTCTGACAGTCTCTCCAACTTGGAAAGAACCCTCTTGCATTGTGATTTGAATTAGTTTAGGTACACAGAATCTGGTGACATCAACACCATCAAAGAATGCATAAACCTGTGTATATGGTTTCAATCTAGTTCCAGTAAATGAGACATTTCTGGATCTCATAAAGTGAATAATATCTCTACTAACAATGTTCTCACCAAGAGATTCTGTATTAATTACTTCATTAATTGTTTGTTGAGTACCACTTCTTGTTTGATCAAGAGATATGGTAGAACTAACGAAGGTTGAATCAACAGTACTTTGACCAATATCAAGACCCCAACGTGGAGGAGGTTCACCAGAAGCCAACTCCTCAACAGAAACACCTCTATCATCTGCAGCTGCTTGAAGTTGTTGAGTTCTTGTATCTGAATTCATACTAATATTAACACCTGTGGTCTCCCAGGAATCCCACATAACTGGTGTAACACCAACTCTAGTTCCATCTTCTTGAGATGTAATATCAGCACCAAGTGCTTCAGCAATACCCTGGAAGGTTCCCTCCATAGTAACATTACGAGGTTCTAATCTATTGGTATCAATCCAAATATCAGCAGTTGGATCAAGTTCAATATTACCTGCATAGAAGGTATTAAGGAAAGGAGTAACTGATTGTACTCTTGTAGCAAAAGGTTGTGCTAACCATGATGTATCTTGCCAATCTAGAGTAACAATATTACCAGATCTTCTGATACCTATACCTGCAACATCAGCAAATCTAGAATCTGCATTAGCATCAGTTGTGGAACCAATACCAGGAATAGCAGATGAACCTAACTGAAGGTTGAATGCTGTTGTATAGTGAGCAGGTCTAAGAATCTTCTTTTTGACATCAAGGGAGTTCTTGATGCCAATTGAAGTATCCTGTGGTTGCATTGATGTGAAATTATCCACATAAATGCCAGACTTGAATCTATTCAAACCGTTTGTATCAGGAACAAAGGTATTGAATGTTGATTGCTCCAACAGGTTGAGTGAACTGTAATATTCAAGATTTTTAATTCTTGTCTCAAGTTTAGAGATATCACTCATCTGATATCTCTTATGATCAATAAAACTTACCTTTGCATTATTGACATTGTACAAGTATGCTGGCAGAAAAACATTAGCAATGTTTACACCATTAGAGACAGATGTTGGAAGATGGGGAATATCATCAGGTGAACCTTTCTTAACATTAAAGACACCATTTTGATCAAGATAGATTCTATCTGCTCTAGGAAGATAGTAATTATAATCAACTGTTATTGACTCATCTTGAGCAACAATTCTCTTGGAACTATGTTGTCCCCCATCAAATACTCTTCCATTAAATTCAAATGGTGATCTGCCACCCTCCACAACCTCATAATCACTAACTCTTGGTCTAGCATCAATAATATCTGTAAGTCTTACACCATCAACTTTAGCAATATCTACTCCATAATCTAAGGCATCATAAGAATTAACTGTTGTAATATCTCCATCATCAGCAGTGTTATAGAAAGCATTTGAGAAATAAATCATCAACTTTCTAGTTGGAGCACTTGCATCCCCTCTTCTTACAAGTCTAGCATAATCATAGAAACCACCTCTTTGACCATCAATGAATTGATAGTTCTGAGTTCTATTGATAGAACCAATTTTTACATCAGCAGCAGTTGCTGAAACACCAGATTCACTGAAGTTTATTGTCTCACCACTCTCAAATGTAGTCTCATTGAGATAAACAAAATTAATGCTAGTATCTGATTTTCTATTGATATAGATTGCTTTAGCACCACTTCTCTGACCTGTGACTGATTCACCAATGATGATGTCATTAGTTGATGCAGTAGGACCATTCATATTAGAAGTGGTCATATTTGGTGCTTCAGGATCAGATGTGTTCTCTGATTCAAATACACCAAATACTCTGATGACATCAGGTACATTTAGACAAATTTCTTCATCTTGTACTCTTGTACCATATGGGAAGTTGCCATACCTCAGACCATCATCCAGTGTGGTATCTGCTGTTCCAACATTAGTACCTGAAGCAGGTTCAGCAGAGAATCTTACAAGCAGACTATTTGAAATATTCTTGGACTTTACTTTTGAGGTAACATTACTCTTACGAATGGTTGCAGTAAGAAGACAGTTTGGATCAGCACCACTCAAACCATTGATAGTAAGAGATGCAGAACCATTAGAGAAAGTAAACTTATCCTCTGTCAGAATTTCTGTGGTGCCATTAGACTTAACTAATGTATATCTCTCTTCATCAAATGGAAGGAAGACTTCTAGGTTAGGTTGATCAACATTAATCAAGTTAGTTTTACCTGTTGCATCAATAGCAACATCAAATTTCTGTCTAACTACAATATTGGCATTATCAAGATCAACAGATTCAATATTTCTCTTTGGAAATACACTGTAGATTGTAGAAGTACTGGATTGATTTCCACTTCCACCAGTTCCTCTGAATTTTGTGCCTACTATTTCAAGGTCAGTAATTTCTGTTACTGCAGATGGAAGACCACCATTGCAAATACCTGTGACATTTTCAACTGCTTGAACTGTCAATTGAGATGTAGTGACTTCAGTAATTCTATTGAGAGTCTTGTCACTAAGTCCAGATCTTGAATATCTGACCAAATTACCAACAGTGGCAAGACCTACCCAAGATCTACCACCAAGAGCAGGGCTGGTGATTGTTGAAACACCCAAACTAGAAGCAGTGATTGAGGAGTTATCAAATCTCAGCAATCTCTCCTGAACAATGTCAGCAGTGAATGTATTGATGCCAGCAACAACTGAGTGAACTGATTTTACATCAGAAACACCATACTTTCTGGTTCCAGTAACAAATCTAGAATCATCAAGAATACCATCAAATTCAAGTCTCTCACCAAGCAAGAAATCACCCTGAACATCATAAAGGGTCATTGATGATGCACTGGTGATGCTATCCTTCAAGAATGCTTTAGCACCACTAGATTCACCCTTGACATGAACAGGTATGGTTAATGTAGCAGGAACATTAAAATCAACAGTAGTATATGTGTTGACATCCCAAAGGGTCAAATCCCATTGGTTAGTGTTAGCATTAGTGTTATTGTAAAAACCAGACTCAAGAGCAAAGTCATAAAGTCTTGCTTTACCAATTTCTGTGCCTGGAGCAACTGTTTGATCAGAACCAACTCTTTGGTCTCTTAAACTGATTGTTGTACTAGTGTTAATGCCAATTGTTGGTTGACCATATACTCTATTAACAGCAAAAGTAGGACCAAAACCAAAATTGATACCTTGATTCTTGATTAGTCTTGTTGTTCTTGGTTTGGCTACATCAAGAAGAGTTGAGGATCTCTTATTGACTTCATATCCTCTTACATATGCCTTACCTGGTGAAACTTTGTACACCATAAGGTCATCAGATGGTGTAGATCCACGTGCTGTTGTTTGACCAGGGTTGAATATTCCTCTATTACCCTCAAAATTGTTTAAACTCTCTCTACATGTAGTAACAAACTCTTTGATGTAATAATTTCCTGATTCATCAAAGGTTCTCTTTGCCATTTCATCACCAATGGCATTATATTTCGTCGTTAAGACAATATCTCTAATTTCACCTTGAGAAAGATCAGCAAGTTGAACAAATCCCTGATCATCAAAATCATCTGGATTCTTTTTAGCAAGAGTAGCAGTGATTTTTAGTCTATCTGCACCTGGAGCAGTGAAATTACTAAAACCTTGAGCATTATCATTGAGATTTGGATCAACATCAGAAGATACAATCTCTTCTTTTACCAAAAGACCTACTCTATAACTAGAATCTGTAGAATATTGGTCCAAAATGAGGATTTGATCCTCAACATTCACAAAATGACCTCTTAAGTAGTAAACTCCATTGTTAAGAATGAAGGCAGAACCAATTTGAGCAGATTCTGTTGCTAAAGTAGTAGCAAATCCTTCATTTGAAGCAATAAATGTAGTCAGATACTCAATTGATTCTTCAACTACAAGC